TAATATTCACGTAGCAAAGCATCTGGACCTAAGTCAGTGTAATCTTTTTGCAATTTTGCAAAATCACCAAAACCTCGTCCAGTTTCTTTTTTATACTTTAGGTAAGCAGCCACATCTTCAGGAAGCGGTTCGCTTTCTTCACGCTGGCTAACTAATTCATCAATAGAATTAATCTCCTTACCATATCTTTTTCCAATATATGAAAGAACTTCGTCTTCGTTTAATTCAGAAGGAGTTTCCATTAGTGGAGGTTCTTCAACTTTAACCTCCTCAACCGGAGCATCCTCTGGTATACTTTCTTCTTTTACTTCTACATTTTCTTGAGGTTCTTCGACTTTAATCTCTGTAGTTTCTTGCCCAGTCTCTGACTGTTGCTTCTCCTCATGCTTATCAAGGAGTTCTTGTTCTATTTCTTGAGACGACTTTTCTTCAGCCGACACTTCTCTTACTTTAATGTCCATTTGATTTAATTTAATTTAATTGCAAAGTTACGTAAAATTTAAACACATTATCTTGGTTCAAACTCTGATAAATCAAAACCATCTAAACTATCCTCGTTAGATTCAAAGTTCTGTGGAGGTAAATTATTCTTTCGTTGAGTAATTAATTTTGATTGTTCTGTATTTTGTTGACTTATCCTATCACTTTTTGCTTTTTCTTTATCAGCCTCTCTTTGTGAAAGTTGTGTCTGTGTCATTCCTTGTAGCTGTAAGTTATAATTAAACTCTTGCTGCATTAACTGAGCTTTCAATTGAGCTTCTGCTTTTTGTTTTTCAATTTCAAAAGCTACATCCGCCTGTCTATATTGCATCTTAGCTTGAGTTTCAGCTTGTATTTTTTGCATAGCTACTTGAGCAGCTAACTCCTGAGATTTTAATTGTTGCTGAGTAATCATAGCTTGCTTCTGCATTTCCATTTGCTGATCTTGCTCTTGCTTAGCCTTACGTTTTACTTTTAGCAACTGATTCGCAAGTTTAAGATTTTTAATTTCACGTATATCAATAGCGTCTTCCAAGTTAATATCACTTTTTGATAATGCCATTTGAATATTTTGCTCAAGCATTGCTTTTTGCTCTTCGTCTGGAGACAATTCAATAAAGATTCCAAAGTCATATATATATAAATCAGATATTTCTCCAAGTATACTAACATTGTATTTACCTATTTTGTTTACAAAATCATCTTTAAAGTCTGCATATTCTAAAATATCCGCTACCCTGTAAGTTAAAGCCTCAGCTAACGTTCTATATATGTAAAGACTTCCATCTAATATATGTCGAGTAGCGGTATTAGAACTTAATGCTGCTAACTTTTGAACACCCACTAAAGCATCGGAGTTAGCAATTGTACCATCTCTCGCTTCATTTAAGCCTGTTACAGCTCGAATCATGTCTAAATAGTGGTTTAGGTTAGCTATAAGCATTTGTGTCTTAGAAGCTCCCGAATTGCTTGTAAGCTGCTGTATTGGTATTTTACCTTGATTATAATCTCCTTCTTGTGTATAACTTCTACCAATTACACTACCTGTTTGGAAATAAAGTCTTAATGCGTCTTCTGGGTTATATGCTGCTCCTGTACCTAAATCAACTTCATTTAAACCATCTGCATCAATATAGACACCATCAGGAACTGTACGTGATATAACTTGTTGTAATTTTAAATGCGTCATCTGAATTAAATCAGCATAAGGAATCATTCTTCTAACCAAAGATTCAATAACCCCTTTGTACATTCTTGGTGCAACAGCTACATAATTAGGTATTGCGTGTTGAGATGAAGACTTAGGTCTTACCATGTTCTTAGCAAGCTCCCATTTTAAAATTATGTTTGTCCCCATAACCATTACTCCATCATACCAAACATCAATTGTTTTTTCTACCTTCTCAAAATTGTTTTCTTCCATCATCTCATCTGGTGGATTAAAACCATCATCTTTTTCTATCATACTTATATTACCGTTGTCTTTAACTTTTTTCTTATAAACCATCTTCTTTGTGGTTTTATAATTAAAGTACATTAACGTACAAGTATCACGATAGAATATATCGTTTTCATAAAACTGAGCTGTGTTGAAATAATCATACCAACTTTGTGAATATTTTGAAATTTGTTCTAAATCATCATTTGTTAGTGTAGGGTCAATTTTCATTAACTCTGCTATAGGAACAGTTTTTATTTCACCCCAGTAAAAACAATCTTTAAAATGCGGGTCTTCAGTATAACTGTATACCACATTAGCAGGGTCAACGTAAGCTACTTTTACTCCAGAACCAGGAAGAAACTCGTGTTTTGCTACAGCCATACCCGTCACCATCATATCGTAATCTAATCGTTTACGAATATCATCATAATGATTCTCGGCAAACATTGTATCAATCGCCTCCTCTTCAGCAATCTCTATGGCTGGTTTGTAATTTAAATTCATATAAAGCGATAACTCTTCGTCGCTCGCTGGTAATTCATCAGGGTTCATTATAAAAGGATCAAACCCTGTATTTTTTTGTACAATTTCAAGAACGTCTTTTGCAGCCATCTGCCCTTCAATCATTTCTTGATATTTACTTCTTTTAGATTGAGATAATGCATCTTGTGCGTAAGCTTTTACTTTAAACAATCTATCAGACATTCCGTTTACAACAATGTCTACAAACTTTGGAATAATAGGAACTGGAGTCCAGTCTAAATTTAGATAAGATAAATCACCGTCAACGGCTAATTCATTTTTATATTTTGCTATGGATTGTTCACCTCTTGCATATAGGCGTAATCTATTAAAGCCCCTCCACTGACTATAGTATCTACATCCGTTAGAATCTTTACGAAACCATTCATATTGAATAGCCTGTCCTATTTGTAATCCAAACTCATCGGTTGCTTTCTCAGCATCAGATACGAATTGACTAGGGAATCCTACAGATGAAATGTTTATGTTTACCTCTTTCATCTAATTAATTCACTTAATGTTCCTTTATTATTATATGTTGCAAAGTTAAGACTTATTTTTGATTCTTTTTTCTGAGGCAAGTACACATTCTTTTGATTTGCCATAATAGCTAAACCTGAACTTATACTTGCATCAAACTTTGTTCTTGCGCTAATATCAAACCTTGCCCAATCCTCAAGCGTTCTTGTAAAACACATACTTCCCATCTCATCACCAGGTCTATAACCACCATCTAAATCAAGTCCAACATATTTCTCGATATAAGACTCTATGGCTGCTGCGTGTGATTGTTTTATATCTTCAGATGTATTGGGTATACCTCCAAGTTCTTTTTCTGTTTTAGAAAGTTTATTGTAATGCTTATCAGGTCTATTCATACTAAACCCTCTATAACCTCTGTTTTTAAAATGATATAAAAGCCTTGGTTTGTTATTCTCTACAAGAATTGGCATACCATAAAACACACAAGCCATCAATACTTCTTCAAAAAAAATCTCAGCTGTTTGTGGCCTTGCTACATATTCTAAGAAAAACTCATTACTTGGAGCTTCATCCATATTATATTTAGTTAAACCGTGCAATGCTCCATTAGATCCTCCACCTCCAACTGTTCCAGATATATCATAAGAGTCACAACCAAACGCTCCTATATGTTCGTTAGAAGGAAAATAAATTCCATGCTTAGAATACTTAGCATTACTTAAACCTTTCTTAGGTGTCCAAGAAACTTTAAATCTACCCCTAGAGTCAGGAGTCCATATAACTTCTGAATCTTTTATACCATCCTTCCAATAAAACCTACCTCTAGTAATGTGATGTTCTAATATTAAAGAATCATTATAATCAATTTGCTGATATATTTTAGTTAAGTTAAATAGTGATGATTTACTTTCATCTCTAAATGCGTGTGATTCTATTCTAGGAAACTGTCTGTAAAATTCATTAAGTGCGTCAGCGTCTTTTTTAAGAGACTCCACTTCTGCCTGCCAATAATCAATTGCTCCATTTGTAATCCACTCACCATCTACTCCTCGTATTTTTTTTTCAGGCTTATAGAAAACAGGCATACCATATCTATCTATAAATCCTTCCATGTTCCACTCCATAGGAATAAATAGATTATACAGCCCTGATTTAGTCTGACCATTTGCATTACGAGTCTTCAAATCTGAATCCTCAAATAATTTTTTAAAATTCTCACCACCTTTACTAAGCGCATTTGAAGTAGAACCCATCATACACTTACCAATTATCTTACTACCCAATCTTAAACAAGTCTTTGTTATACGCCAGTTGTTCTGAATATTATTTGGCTTTAGCCATTTACCTGATTCATCGTGTACTAATAGTAACAGTTTTTCACCATCATAAGAGTTGTCGTCGGTATTCTTCCAGTCAATTGTAGTATCAAGTCCTGTTAACTCTTCATCCATCACCTCGTGCATATTCTTTTTTGTAATCTTAGATGCTGGAACTCTAAACGCTAACTCTGTTTTAGGTTTATCCATACCATCTTGTATAGGTTTAAAAAAGAACGGCAGTCTGTTAGCAATAGGAACAACTTTGTCGGTAAACATTTTTTTTGCATCCGAACCAGTTTTAGAAAGTATACCAACTCTTGAATCTCTAGCTAGCGTTCCTGTATTTACACATTCTGATGACCCCATAAAAGAAAATCCTGAACGTCTTATTTTTAAATAATCCATACCAAAACATCTTTTGTCTGCCTTACAAGCTTCCCAATAAATAAAGAATATTCTATTAGCTTCTCTAAAATCTGGATACCCTACGTCAATACTTGTCCACTGCAGATACATATAATGAGAGCCTGTCATATATGTTGCTTTACCGTTGTTGTAAAACCAAAACCCCAACTCTCTTCTATCAAACTCAGACTCTATATAATCAACCCATTTGTTTTTAAATAATGAAGGCCTGTCGTTCCACTGAAATATAGAATTGATTCTTGATAAATCTTTAGGCAGCTCTTGTCTTTCCCAAAACTGGTGCTCTTTATTTTTATCTCTTTTAAATATTTCTTTAGGAGCTAGAGGTAAGGCGATTACTAATCCGCTTATAGATATTATATCTCCTATTTGTCCTGATTTAGAAATAACAACTAAATCATATTTTTCGTTGTAACCATAGAGCCATGTTTTAGAAGAGTTCTTTTTTTTAAGAACTCCACTAGGAACATAATTCTTTAAAACTTTATATAAACTACTTTGATCTTCTTTCTGCAAACCCTTGTTTTGTATTTGTTTTATCTACCTGTCCTCCAGAGTTAATTACTTCCTCCTCCATATCTATTTTATTTAATATCTCAAACGCATC